AGTAAGTCCTAGTGCTGAAGCTAACGTGCCATTCAGTAAACTAACCCTGTCTTCATCGTGTAACTCTGACAATAATATCTGTGTAATATCAGCACTAACTGGCATAGTAACATTAGCAACATCTGATGTGCCTAAGCTACTATTGGCTATTATGCTGTGACTGTAGGTGTCATTAGCCCATACGTGTGCTGTGCCCCAAGTTTCTGAACTGGCTGCCCAGGTACTTTGCATTAACCTTCAACACCTGAGTAGATGTTACGTACCCTCATTGTTGAGCCTGAATGCCTGTCTGCACTGTCTGCTTTCTGTAAACTCTCAACTGCATTTTTATATGCACCGAGCCACACCTGAAGTCTTTCATCATTCTTTAGGAAGGGCTCAGCCTCAAGTAGTGCAGCATATAGTAACACATCAGGTGCATTTGCTGTAAGCCAATTACTAGTGACAGTACCACCAGTACCATCCCCTAGAGAATCAAACTTCTTATAGTATGCAACCTCTACCTCATATGCCGAGTCTGGAATAGGTGCTAATTGAAATTCATCTCCAACGATAGAATAAGCTGAAGGTACACCTGAGGTATTTGAACCATATAACCTATCCAGCATCTCAAGAGATATAAACTCTAATGGTACTGTAGGGTCATTATTAATTTGAATGTTACGCATACTGAGGTATCCACCAGGAAGTGCGTGGTATCTATTACCTGCAGTGGTAGTCATAGTAGAGCGTACCTCTTGTGGTCTAATACGTAACTCTCTATTGACCCTGGCTTCCGCTAATGTAATGAAGTCAGGTATATTAGCAGTGAGGTCTCCTCTATCTAACCAATCTGCAATTGCTGTCTTGAGTTCTGTATATGTGCTTAGTGCCATTTAAAGTTTTCCTTTAGTTGTTCTGAATGGTTCATTAATTGGGTCATTCAACCATTCTTTCATTCTCTCTTGGTTGCCCCAGATACCGTCCCTCATCATCTGCTCCACTGCTAACATAGGTATGCGAGCTACGTGGTGTCCCATCGTTGAATCACCTCGGTACTGTGCACGTCCGCTACGTGCCCCTTCAAACTTCTCCTTGGTGTTTAACTCAACAATATCTTTAATTTCATTATTATCTTGAAAAGATACACTGGTCATCGACCCATCTAAGTTCTCAATAATTTTATTTTGTAATGCCATAACTGTCCCTTAATTAGTTTAAGAAAACCCCCAAGCGTTAGCCGAGGGGCAGATTTAAACTAGCTCTTAACCAGTTGTGTATCTAATCTTACCGTTAGCTGCTTCGTTGCCACAGCGTAAGCCGTACTCAACCAATAGCATCTTCTTATCAGAGTCACCTTCTTTAGCGATGTCTACTGTTTGGAAGTCACGTAAGAAGTCAACAGACCACATATCGTTCTGTAGGAAGTATACAACGTCCTGGTCACAGTAACGGTCCAACTGAATGTTGAACGTACCGAAGTCAGAAACATATACATCTACTGCGTTGTACACAGTCTTGTTGTCATCAACAACTGACTGAGTTTGGTCCGCACGACCTGACATAGCAGTGATTAACTTTCTATTAGTTGCACCCAATAGGATAGTTGATGCTTCACCACCTGCTGTCCAGATGTCTTCTGCAACTGCAGTAACGTCAGCTTCTACCATAGCAGCGTGAGTACCTGAAGTACCTGCATCTGTTACGTTAGTAGTGATAAAGTTAGCAGCACCACGAGTAGTACGTGCCACAGAAGCAGAACCTGCTGCAGCTGCGTTATCAGCCAACAGAGACGTTTCCATATCACGTTTGATTTCCTTACTAGCCTTAGCTAACTGGTATGCCATCTCAGACTTCTTACCTGCGTTGTTAACCTTGTCTTGCGTACCAGTAACTTCAACAACCTTCTTAGCGATTTGTGTGTAGTTACCTAAACGTGTAGTAGCTGAAGTTGATGCTGCACCTACTGCTGCTCCTTCCACGTGCTTGTTAGAGCCAGAAGCTGCTGTTAGAGCATCAGTCTGCCACTCAAAGTAAGTGTTTGCTGCAGAACCTTTCTTAGCGATACCCGATAGGAATGGAGTATCTGTTGGTGAGATGTCGTAAATTACATCTGATAAATCCTCACGGATTGCTTGTGCGTCATATGTACTAAAATTAGTAGCCATAGTATTTCCTTATATTGTAGTTATAACCCTTGTCATAACATATCATAAAATATGGAAGCGGCATCTTCTTGAGTGCCTGACTTCCTTAACCTAGTACGCTTCTTGTTTGACAAATCATTAGCAGATTCAGACTTAACCTTACCTCTACCAGACTTCTGTACCTTTGGAACTTTCTTAATTGCCTTCTTCTTAGGGGCTACCTTCTTGGTTAACTTATCAAACTCCATAGCTTTCTTAAGAATAAGAACACTACGGTGGTCTGCTAGTTGGTCAACCTCTTCTGGTGCATACCCTGAAGATATTGCAAACTTTCTAATGTCTTCCTTAACGGTAGACTTATCATCATTCCACTCAGGTAAAGCCTCAATCAGTTGGGAGTATTGACCTTGAACAAATGCTGCTCTAGCCTGTGACTCTTGTTGTGATTGTTGTTGCTGTACAATCCGTTGTTGTTGTACGGCATTCCTTGCTTTGTCCTGTGCATCTCGGTACTCGTCCTTCTTAAGCATATATGCATATGGGTCTTCCTCTTTTAAGGTTTCCCAGTCCACACTCTTAAACTCTTGAAGTTTGGATTGCTGTTGTTCTTTTAACATTTGCAAACCGTTAGCGTACATTTGTCTCTCTTGCTCTAGTTTAATACGTTCAGATTGAATTGCTTCATTCTCTTTACGTCCTTCTGCCAGTGCTTGAGACTTACGAGTATAGTCAGATTGTCTTTGATATCCAGCTTTAAGTTCCTCTAGGTTAACTTCGTACTCTTCACCATCTACCTTAATCAAGTAGCTTGGGTCTTCAGTAGCCTCAGTGTCTTCTTCCTCTAGTTCCTCTCCGCCTTCTTCATCTATCTCTACTGGCTCGTCTGATTCTTCTGCTTCCGCAGAGTCAGTCTCACCTTCGACTTCATCTTCCCCTGGTTCAACTTGCGTATCACCTTCATCAACTACTGCCTCGTCTTCTGCAGTAGTATCTGTTACCTCGTCTGTAGGTTGGTCATTAGATGATTCCCACAATCCTAGGATATTGTTTGCTGCTTCTTCAGCAGAACCTTCTTGTGCTCTTTCGAACGCTACTTCCATTTGGTTGTTCGTTTCTGAATCCATTTGGTTTCTCCCTTATTTTTAATAGTTGTTTGTATCTTCGTAGAACTCACTGTGCTGTCCTTCAGCCAGCTTACCTGTCTCGAGTACAGACTTGATATGTTGGTCAATCAACTCTAAACTCTTGATGGTAATGTAAATTCTATCTCTCTCCGTTTCTTCGCTAATTGCAGTCTGTAAAAGCATCTCAATCAACAGCTCTTTCGTTGTGACAAAAGCCTCCTTGTATAAGGGGTCATTAACTAATCTCTCAGCATCCTGACCTCTCTGTTTCTCCTTTCCCTTGTTTCCCATTATACTCCTTATGTTGGACCAATAGCAACTGGTCTTCCTTGTTCCCTCTCTAAGATTAACTCTTGTTGTTTAAGAGCTAGGTCTGCCTTCTTAATCTCTAGTTCCTGTGCTTTGATTTGCATATTCACTTGAGCTTCTTCTGCCTTAAGTGCCAACTCTTGTTGAGCTAGCTGTGCCTCCAGTTCCATCTCTTTCTGTTTAAGAGCTGATTCTGTTTGCATCTTCTGTAACTTCAGCTTTAGTTCTTCAGCCTTAAGTTGCATCTCTGCTTGCTTAGCTTGTTCTTCTGGACCAGGACCTTGCTGAGGTAAATCACCCTCACCAGGGTCTGTGATGAAGTCATCTACATTCTTCATACCCATAGCTCTGATTTGTTCTGCAATAAGATTATATACATTCTTAGGCTTAATCATCATACCAGCAGCAGGATGACCAGCAACCATTTGAATAGTCTGTGATAGTTGACCCAAATGAAGCAGGTTCATATCCTTGTTGCCGAAGCCTAGACCTACCTGTGCAGTACAGTCTAGTTTCTCTTTCCAATCAGCAGGGTATAGAGTAACCCACTTATTATTTAGTCTGACAATCTTCTCAGGAGATTCATACTTCTGCACTAATTGGTACACACTAGTGGCGAGGTCCTTCATACCTGTCTCTGCGAATACACGTGCAATAAGTTCAATCTTCTGTTGAGCAGCTGTCATAACTTGAGCTACGCCAGTAGCGGTTTGGTGTGACTTTAAGCCACCATCTCCAATACCCATACTGTTCTTGTTAACAC